AGAAGGACCCTGAAAACACATAACATACACTGCTTATCTGGGGCCACCGGGCTAACAACAGAATACCCAACGAAGAGGTATTCTGGTCAACCCTACATATCGGTTGATCATCTCTTGGAATAGAGATCATGTTGTCCGGTGTCACCAGTTAAGTAAGAGACTGGATATGCAAATGTATATTCATCACTCTTATGAGTTCTGGCCCATGGAATCCATCTCAATTAAACCAAGGCTTGGAGGCCTCGTTGAAAGAATTCCATAGTTAGTAGAATAAAGTGTAGATATTCATTGAATATCTGTGACTAGGGGGGCCCTCCTTCGAAGAAGGACCCTGAAAACACATAACATACACTGCTTATCTGCTAGCTAAATAACTACTATTGTTAATAGTAGAAGTCTAACACTCTGATGGGAGGAAGTTCAGACATCTATATCTTGGTCGATATAGAGGCAGGTCCAACAAGAATGAATGTTCATTTTGTTCGACAAAGACAGATCATGGTATCTGATATTGGAAAAGGAACCAATATAGATAGAAAATGACATGATCAGTGATTTGATAGGTGTGATTCCGAAAGAAGCCTGCAGTACAAATCTGCAAATAGAAATTTGGGCTAGATTAGTCTAGTATTTAAATATAATATATGAATTTTATTAAAATAAATAAAACTGCCAGTGGAATGGCATCCACAAAAGTGGTTAATCGAAGTCCCAATAAACTTTCTAATAGAAAACAAAGTTTTCAAAGAGGAAGAGAAAATAGCACTCCTACGCGTTCTAATTTATCAAATAAACAAAAATTCTTTAATACTTCTAAAGTGAAGTATTCAAAGAGATCTGAGTTTATCCATAAGACCAAATTTAAGAATAAATCTGGAAAATGGAATAAATTAGAAGTTCAAAATAAGAATAAGATTCTTACTGATGAACAAAAAGCCTTAAAAGGAAAAGCTCTTTTAAGCAAAGGAATGTTCCTAAACGATAAGGGCATTGCTCCATTATCGAAGCGAGATCATATTGAAAAATCAACTGATCCTCGCTTTTCCCACCTATATTCCTTTTACAAGTCTATACTACTCAAAGATCTTCCTGATCTCAAAAACACGTTTGATAATATAATTATCAAGTTCCGCACTATTGAAAAATCAAGAGATACTCAGACAGCAATTGGTTGGATGAAAGGACTTAGAACAAGATTTGTTCAGATCCTTTCTAAAAGTGAATTAACTATTCCCAAAAGGACGCGTATAGCGACCTCAAAGACTGGTTATCCACTTATTCTCGAACCATTAAGACTCAAAATTGAGTCAGGTGACTTAACTCATATACGACATGCTTTCTCAATTCTAACAATATCTAGAATGTTGACTAAAGATATTGAAATAGATACAGGACCAATAATACAAAAGTATACTGGTATACTGACCATGAATTCTATTCAAGGAGAGTACTTTGTTCGTGAATTAAGAAATACTGTCGGAGAAATGAGGAAAAGTATAGGTATAACCTCTGAAATCCTCCGTTTTCCGGCCAAATCTCCGGAATTTCACCTAATGACTAGCAGTGGACCCAATGGGTCAACTCTCCGAAATGCTCATATGGAAGTTAGAGATCCATGGTTTAAAAAGAATGTTGATAATATCAAAATTCTATTAGACGATAGACCAATAACTTACAAGACCATGTTACAGTATGAATCTATATCACCTAAACTTGACAAATATCTGCAAAAAGCAGGTATTGGAAAAGTTTTAGAGAGACCATGGAACCAAACATCAAAATTGATGTTAGTTCCAGATGTTGAATACAAACAACGATGTGTAGGTATTCATCCATATCTCTTCAATGAAACAATGAGGGGAACACACTATGGTGCAAGTATGTTTCTTAAAAAGTTAGAATCAGATTGTACGTGGGATCAAAACAAAATCAAAGATTTTGTGAAAGCATTTTGGGGCAAAGAAAGATTTTCCTGTTTCGACCTTAAAGACTTTTCTGACAGACTTCCTATTTGGATTCAGGAAGTTGTAATTAGCAGACTCTACTCAGCAGAGAAAGCTAAAGCTTGGTCTGATATGTTTAGAAGTATGACATATAGCCAAGATATTGGTCAAGAAATTAAGTATGAAGTAGGTACCTCCATGGGAGGTATATCTTCGTGGCCAGTCGCTGCACTCACTCATCATGTATTAGTCCAAATGGCATCCAAGATGTCTGTAGAACAGAAAAAGCTTAAACTCAAAGAGAATAAGTTATTCATGGACTATAGATTACTTGGAGATGACCTTGTTATTTGTAACGATGATGTTGCTACAAATTACAAAAGTATATGTAATATGCTTGGGTTAGTCATACAGATGGAAAAATCTTACCAAAGTGCAAATTTTGTTGAATTTGCAAAGAGATACTTCTATAAAAGTCGAGAAGTATCACCTTTTCTTTGGCAAGCTGTTCTAGCTTCTGGAACAGATTACCATCTATGGGCGCAATATTCTAATCTCCAATATACTCATGGTTGGAGTAATGAACCATACACTGTGCATAAACTTGGTGACAATTCGGAAACAAAACCGATCGCCCGCTATTATAAAAATCTTTTCATTTCATACTGTCAGCATTGTGGCATGTATAAAACGGCCCTTCGAGGCCTGTCCAGACGATTTGAACAAATGTTTGCTTTGGTATTTGCCAGAGCAAACCCAGTTCTTCCAGCATTAAGGGATTTTGCATATTCTATGAATATGCATGTATCCTTATCTGCAAGGAGATCATCTGAGTTGAAAAGGTTCAACCATCTTCTATTAATGGCAATAATGCCGTTAATAGGTAAGATGGCTGAACTAACAGATAAGAGAATTAACGACCTATCAGAGAAAGCAATGCTCTGCTACTATCAATTAAGTCGCTTATCTGTTGGGACACCAGCCAATAGCAGCTCAACAACACCGCGGGAAAAGAACTTTTCAGATGAGATACTAGATACGTTAGTATCTGTCCCACCTATAAGAGTTCTAAAATCAGGAGTCAAAGAATTCTCACAACTTGCAGAATATATGATGATGGAAATTGTGACTTCGAAGAAAAGTATCGAAGGGGAAACTCTTTTAGAGTTACTCAAAGATTCAACTATGTTGAATTCATTCTTATATCGTCCTGAATTGATCCTAACCGGAAGGAAGGACCGCAGCCGTGTACACGGAGCTTTACATCCAATAATCCTAAAAAGTATGGGTTATTGTATACAAGGTATTGATCCATCTCTCCATATCAATATGCCTCGTAAAAGTAAAGAGGTAAAATCTATCAAATCCCCAATTAAGCCATCCTCACAATCTAACACCAAACCCGATAAGTGCGGGTTTTCCCGTTGCTGTGTAAAGAGTTTATGTATCCTTAAGAAAATACATTCAATTAACCAATTTTCGTACTATATCGTTTGCTCCGAAGAGGAACAATATAATAGTATAAAGGGTTACTCTATTAATATATAATATTAATATACGTCTAAGACGCGTTACACTAGCTAAGGGGACATCTACTTCATGATGTCAGCGTAAATTGCAAAAACGTGCTTTGGAGATTCTCTAGATTCTAGGGAAGTATAGCACGCACTATCCAATAACCAAAAGATGAACA